CAAGCGAACAGAATAAACCGAAAGCTTTTAAAGCGGTTTAGTGAGAAGCGCATAAAAGCAATGACTGAAAAGTTCACGGGCCGAGTTGACAGGAGAAATCAGCAGCTGCTTTATTCACGAATGGAGAAATCTGTAGGCATCAGCAGGCAGGAGCTTGAGGCAACTGAGGGCTTAACCTTCCAGATAAATGCATACAAACTGGAAACAGAGCAATGGATTAAGAAGTTACGTGATGACACGCTTCAGCAATTCACAAGTAGTACGCTCAGGTCAATGGCAGAAGGCAAAGGCCTGCCTGAGATTTTAAGCCAGTTTGACGGCCTTGTTGAGACGCGCAGGGGTCAAGCAAAAATGGTTGCTCGTACACAGATAAGCACATTTAACAGCTTGACGACTAAGGCTAGGGCACAGAATTTAGGCGTAACGATGGCAGGCTGGCAAACATCATCAGACGAAAGGGTGAGACCTAGCCACGAAGCCAGAAACGGTAAACCTTTTAAACTATCCGAGGGGCTATATTCTTCTGTTGACGGCAAAACACTATTACCCGGCGTAGATTTTAATTGTCGTTGTGACTATGTGCTGATTATACCTAAGATGAATTAACAATTTTTATTACATTTGGAGAATACAAGTGGCTGAAAGAGAATATTTTAAGAGCAGCGGCAGCATCAATTTGCCCATTGACGGGACATTCCTCACGGATGAGTTTTCGCCAGAGTACGACGGAGGCATGATTATCATTGCGCTGTATGATGCAAACAACGACATCGTGACTGCCTCGGCTGGTACATGCGTGGTGTCGTCTTCGGCAATCGCCGGACAGTTCATAGGCGGCGTCAGCTACGGTGATGAAACGATTGATCTGACCGAAGCGGGGCCAGTCGCTACCTACAACATCCCGGGCTACAACGGACCGCAGATACAAGCGAGGATAGTCCTTGCTTCTGTTGTCGGCGCGGAATATGCACAAGCGTATCTGTGGAGGTACTAAGTGGCCTATCCTGAAAAAATGCGGATTAATCTGCGGCTTGGCGTGGTGTACGGCGGCAAGTCAATGGGCGGCGTTGCCGATGCTTTGGCCGCACTTATAAAGCAGCTTTTCGGCGCAAGCGAAGAGGGTGCATTTTACATCCCTCAGCCGATAGTGCTTGGCGTGCAATCGCTCTTTCAGGATGCAGCAGGCACAGTGGATAGATTTTCGTCAACCGTAACATCGGTTTAATGCTATAAGGAAGATTGTTAAAATTGCATTATTTGACTATTGATATAGATAGGATTTATACTCGCGAGCATTAGCATAGGTTTTATTTATGGCAGTGATTAATAAAGATGTAAAGATCGTTCGACAGTTTGCTGATGTTGCTGTTTTTTCTAGTGAAGACAAGACCGCCATCAGTGTTCGCGATGGAGTCATTGAGTATTTAGGGTCCGAGCTTAATCTAAGCCCCAGAGAAAAAGTATTCACGGTTTATCGATCCCCCGCGACGATAGCAAACGCGGCTCAGGCAATGCTTGGCATACCTTTGACTGACGAGCATGTTGATTTAGACGAGCCAAGGCCAGACACAGGCAGCACTGTTGAGCAGTCAAAACTCATTGACCAAATAACTCCTCAAACAAATTCATTTATTGCGATTTTAAACAAAATATCAATATCTGATGCGATGATGCCGGATCTCACAGATAAGCGTGAGCTGTCGTTAGGTTATCATGCAGAGCTTATTTCACACGACACGTATGATTTTGAGCAAATTAACATCATCCCGCATCACCTAGCAGCAGTGCCAGCGGGTCGATGTGGTTCGTTGTGTAGTTTCATAGATCGAAAATTAATTAACAGTGAGAACGATATGCTTTTACATAAATCATTTCTAGACGCTGAAGGTAAGCTTAATCTTGAGCAGATTGCCGAGATTGCAACGGCTTTACCCGAAGCGATGAGAAAAGTACCCGTAGACGAAATTGAAGCCCTTCGCCCTGCTCTTATGCAGATTATGTCTTACGCTAAAGAGTCAGGCGTTGAGATGGCTGACATGGAAGACGAATACAGCGACGAAGAGAAACAAAAAATGGCTGACATGGAGAAAGAAAAGAAAGAAATGCAAGACGCAGAGTGCAAAGACGCAGACGACAAAAAGTTTGCTGATGCTCTAAATGTTCGATCAAAGGCTTTTGCTGATGTTGAGGTCAAGCGATACTCATCTGTAATCAACAAAGCGCGTCAGTTTCTTGACGATGATTACGAGTTTAGTGGAAAGTCTGCTAACGAAGTTATGCGGGATTCCCTGTCAACCCAATCGACTGACAAATTTGAAGACGCTGAATTATCGGTGGCATTCAAATTGCTTAGAAAAACATCGCCCAATTACAGTGGATTTGGTGACAACAAAAACGATAACTCGCTAAGTGCGCGAATTGCCAAAGATTTAGGAGAAGCATAATGTCTTTCAACAACACAGTCCTCGCCACAAACCCAGAACTGCCAGCAGGCGAATTGATTACTGACTCGGTTGGTAATATCAGCGCTTACGATAAATTTGAAAATGATTTGCGAGTTGGTCGATTTGCTAAGTTTGATAGCGGATCTATTGACAATATGGACGGATCATCTACACCCGTAATCGCTGGAATTGTTGCACGTAAAATAACCAACGAGATTGGTGTTAACGTATACAAGACCACCGGCGCAGGCATTGACCAAGTCGCTGAGGTTATAAACTTTGGATTTGCCACTGTTACCGTAACCGATGCAGCAGACCCTTCACGCTATGATCCTGTTCGCGTTATCAATGCAAACACCGCAGAAGCGGGAAAGGCAACCGATGCCTCTGTTGGCACTGGAGTTATTTCAGCAGGTGACGTTGTTTTTTGGTCACAGAAAGCGGCTAAAGTTTGGCTAGTTCGCATCAATAAATTTTTATAGGGGTTGCACAAGTGAAAAAAACAAGCGCAGATATAAACAAAGTTTACAATGTAAAATCATTCGAGAAAATTGCAACTACTGCAAAATCCTTTAAGGACGAGGGCGGTATTATTCTCGCTCGGAATCTTGAGTTTGTAAGCCCTGAAATCTTTACACAAGAATTCGCAGGCTTGACCTTCTTGAATAGCGGCATAACTGTTAATAACGAGGGCGGCTATGCAACATCTATTCAAAAGCTAAAGCTTACGGTTGAAGGCGGCTATGTAGAGTCTGGCACTGCATCAAACGGCACGGGCAAGATCACCCTGTCAGGCGAAGACGATTCTATACCTGTATTCTCTAAAGAAGCAGAAAGCGCATGGACCGAGGTTCAACTAAAACAGGCCGAGCTTCAAAACATCAATTTGCCTTCTCGGTTCTTTGAAGGTCATGCTGAGTTATATAATCGTGATCTCGATCAAATCGGTTATTTAGGCCAGCTTCGATCAGACGGAACTCAAAAAACCACCGGGCTTTTAAACTCGTCAGCATTTGCAACATCATCAGCCGGTGGCGCAGCTTCAACGCTAACAGGTGCGGAGCTTTACGCTGAGATTGCCGAGCTTATTACTGACCAGTTCACCGGCGTTTTGAACGTCGAGACATTCAAAGCCACTAACGTCATAATGCCTGTAGGCGTTTTTAATATTGCACAGCGCACTATTTTGAACACAGCAGGCTCTGAGATGTCAGTGTTGGCTGCATTAATTGCTAACTTCCCAACCATTACATTTGGTTTGACTAGCAAGGCAGCAACCGCAGGCGCAAGCAATGCCTCTGTGACCGTCGCATTTAGCAACAACAGGCGAGCTATGCAGTTCCGTCTACCTGTTCCCTTGAACGTATCCAGCGTTGATCAGCGAGGCTTTAAATACTTTGTTGAGAGCTTCTTTAGCATTGCAGGCTTAGATGTAATTGAAACAGGTTCAGCGAGAACTTTAACCGGCTTGTAACTAAGCTATTCACGGATGAAACGAATTTACGGGTGTTTTTATGAAGAAGAACAAGCAAAAACAGGAAAAGGTCGCTCTTGATAAAGTTATCGAAGATCAGGTTGAGCATGAAATTATTGAGGGCGGCGAAGATTTAGGTCAGGGATCTTTACTTGATGAAAGCGATCAAGTGACCCGCGAGGGTATGACCGTTATTAATTTACAGCAAGCTCCTCATCAAGTCTTTGATACCATAATCAAAAAAGGCGAAAGCTATACAATT